GCTTTGTCGATAAGCCCGAGCACTTCAGGCGCCTCTGGGTAGGGGAGGATATGCTGATGGACGGTTGGACGGCAGAGAGCCCAGCGGCGGGCGCGTGGAGTGAAGAAGCCGCGGCGGCTGGTGTGTGGAAAGAGGAGCCCCCCGAGATGACGAGAGACGAGGCGGTAACTCGCGTCCAGCGCGGCCTTGGGTTCCAAACGGGGCTCAAGACGGAGATCATAGGCGCGCTGCAGGACGCACAGACGGAACTCGAGCGCCGTGCTGTTCTACCTTGGTTCTTGCTCACGGAGGTCTCGAGCGTGAGCACGGCGAAGGACGAGGAGCGAGTGCCAGTCCCGTCCGACTTCCTGCGCGAGTATGAAGAGGACACGCTGTTCTACTTCGATGCCGCTGCGGATGATGAGGACAAATGGACGCCACTGACAAAGGACGACATTGAGTTCCTGCGCGGGGACTTGCCGGGGGGCGGGAAGCCGCAGGCCTACGCGCTCGACGTGAAGTACTTCAGGATTTTCCCTACCCCCGACGATGTGTATACGCTGAAGCAGATATACTACAAAAAGGATACAGTGCTCAGCTCCAACGTCGAGAACCAATGGCTGAAATATGCCGATGCCCTGATGATCGGAGAGGCTGGGATTAAGGTGGCGGGGTTCGCACGAGACAAGGACGCGCTGTCTATCTTCCAAGGTATGGCCACGCGGGGCGCGAAGGACCTACTCGTAGAGACCGAGGCGAGAGCCCACGAGGGGCGCCGCTATGTTATGGGGGGAATTGACTGATGGCGCTCGAAACCGGCGCGTTCGTCAGCGACCTTGTCACCAGCAACCCTGTGGGTTCGACCGACGCAAAGTCGCAGGGCGACGACCACATTCGCCTCTTGAAGTCGGTGCTGAAAAGCACCTTCCCAGACGCGAGCAGGGCGTTCAAGTTCGAGAAAACGTTGTCCAAGACGGCGGCCTATACTACCGTCTTGGGGGACGACAGGACGCTCATCCTCTGCGACGCGACCACAGCAGCGTTTACGGTCACGTTGCTAGCGGCGGCGACTGCAAAGGATGGGCACGTCCTTGCGTTCAAGAAAACCGACTCGAGCGCCAATGCTGTGACGATCGACGGTGCCGGTGCTGAGACTATCGACGGGGCGACGACGCTTGTGCTGTCGAGCCAGTACGACGCTGCGCTTTTGTACTGCGACGGCTCCAACTGGCATATTCTGGTCCAAGTGGGCGTTCCGTCCGCGCGGAAGATCGACACGGGTGCTGGGCTGTCCGGTGGCGGCGACCTCTCGGCAGACAGGACGCACACGCTTGATGCAGCAAGCGAGACAGCAGTAGGAGGGGCTGAGCTCGCGACGCAGGCCGAGACCCACACGGGCACGGACGATACGCGCATTGTTACTCCCTTGAAGGCGAGGTTTACTAAAGGCGCCGACATCGCCAGCGCCGATCCGCTAGTCCTGGGGACGGACGGCAGGTACTTCAATGTAACCGGCACGACCAACTTCGCCTCGATAACTGTCGCGATCGGCAGGTTCTTTGTCCTCCAGTTCAACGGCATACTGACGCTCACACATAACGCGACAACCCTCGATCTTCCCAGCGAGGCTAACATCACGACCGCCGCTGGGGACTCGATGATGTGCTTCGCTACAGCGGCGAACCAGGTACACGTTATCTCCTACACCCGCGCGGACGGTAGTGCCGTTGGCGGCACTGTTCGCGTCCTGCAAAGCCTCGTTATGAGCATCACGACAACTACAGGCACGACGACGATCCCTGACGACGATACGGCACCGCTATCGAGCGAAGGCACAGAAGTCTCCAGCCAAGCGATCACGATGGCCGATAATAGCAATACCGTTCGTGTAAGAGGTACATTCTTTTGGAGCACCAATACAAATGCCATAGACCTTGTGGTTTCGTGCTACCGAGGCTCAACTATTGTAGGGACGATAAGAGTGCGAACTCAGGGGGCTGATGTCGGGGACATAATATCCGTAAGTTGGGACGATAGCCCAGCTACTGCCGGTTCTGTGACCTACTCCATCCGCGTAGGATTAAACTCAGCGGGAACGTGGCGAACGAACCAAATGGCTGTAGCGCGATTTTCTGGTAATCTAGCAAATTCCCGCATCATACTAGAGGAGATTGAAGCTTGATAAATCCTTATGTTGAGCAGATCGGGAGAACCCATCCTAGCGTCGAAGTCGAGGCGCAAGGACCGCTCTACGACGACATCGTATGGAGAAAAGGCGCGCGAATACCGAAGGCCGTCCTCGATGCTGAGATCGCTGCATTTGTTCCGACCGACCCTGACGACGAACTAGTCGTGGCACTAACCGACCTCAAAAATACCGGCGCGACCGTCGATCAGCTCATTGATGCTCTCCTTGGCAATGCCGGTAGGCAAGGCCGTATATCTGGCCGGTCGATCTAGCACTCGTGGCGGCCGCACGGAGATACGAAATGGCAAGGCGCCCGAAATGGCTCAACTTCAAGAACGTTGCGGGAGGGATAGTGCTGTTCTACGCTGCGGCAGCGTCGCTCGGCCTCCCGGTCCCTCGTTGGACCTGGATATGGGAGCACGAGGCACTGGCGGAGGAGTTCTACAACGCGAGGTTGACGACGGACCTTCGACTGTACGACGACCTTTACGATAGGATTTGTGAGGGGCTCGTCAAGGGGGTACAGCCTCGCCCTGGGCAACTGGACCGCTGGAGGAACTTGGGGCGAGAGATCAACAGGGTGTCGCGCAGGCTCAAGCTCGAGCGCCCTCCGGTCGATGCGGTGCGCCCCAGATGCTGACCGCGCCTACGCACTTCGAGCACTGGTCTGAGTTTCCTGACGCCCAATGGCGGTGGCCGAAGTTTACGCCGCGCGAGATGCGGTGCCGAGGGACGGAGAAGCTGCTGGTCGTCCCTGATTTCATGGACCGGCTGCAATCGCTCCGTGATGGGCTCGGGTTTGCGCTTCCGGTGAGTTCGGGGTTTCGGACTCCGGGGCACAACGATAGCGTCTCTAAGACGGGCCGGGGCGGTCCCCATACGACTGGCTGCGCGGTGGACATTCGCATATATGGGAAACGAGCTTTCGACGTTATCGGCGCGGCGGCGCTGTATGGATTTCCCGGCCTGGGCATGAAGCAGCACGGGCCTTACGAGGAACGTTTCGTTCATCTTGATGATCTGGACGAGACTCCCAAGCGCCCGAGGCCGTGGCCTTTGACGTACTCTTAACCAAGGAAGGAGTCAGCTATGACCCTACTCGATATTTTCCCCGGTAAGAAAACCTACCTTTTGGTACTCGGTGGGTTTCTGGGCGTTGGTGCAGCGATGTTCACTGGCGACCTGTCCGTTGCAGATGGCGTCCGTGACCTCGTAGCCCTGGCTATTGCGGGTACGATCCGCAAAGGTATTAAGGCGGGTAAAGTCTGATGAGGCGATACATCTCGATTATCGGCCTATGCCTGTTGGTTGTTCTGCCTGGCTGTGCTGCGCCTCCGACACCTGAGACGCCGAGAGAGAAACTCGCTGCTGTTGAGATCGCCTTCACTGGTCTTGTTGAGCAGGCTACGGCCCTGAAGGCGGAAATGTCGGAAGGGCAGAAGGAGGCGATCTCCGCCATCATCGCTGAGATTGATGGCCTTATTGATACTACTCACGCAGCCATCAGAATGGGCATTGACCCGCAGCAGCCGCTTGCGCTCGCACTGCAAGGCATCCGGCGACTGCGTTTCTTAGTCCAAGGAGCTTCGCTATGAACGCACTAGCCGCCATCCTTTTGATCCTGGAGTTGCTATCCCAAGTTGCACTCGTGGCGACAAAGTTTCGGGTGTTGGTCGATAAGGCACGTGCTGAAGGTCGGGACCTTACCGACGCAGAGCTTGACGAACTCAAGGATGAACGCAAGGCTGCTATTGTAAGGTGGCAACAGGCACCATGAGTTGGGCTCCCACGAAGTAAGAGGAGCGTGTGATGGCAAGTAAGCAACCAGAGGCCACGGCGGACCAAGAGCGCAACCTCGCCTCCGCACTCGAAAAGGTCGCTGCAGCGGAGGCCCAGCGCACGTTCGTCCGCCTTGCGGCTGCTGCTGGCGCCAAGACGATCCTCGATGATTTTGAGCGGAGAAAGGCGCCGAAATGACCATCCGTGCGGTCAAAGTCAAGGGCAAAACGAAGTTCCGGCTTGTCAGTAGCAAGGGCCGTAACCTCGGCACCTTCGCCACGCGCGCCGCCGCTGAGGCCCGCGAGAAGCAGGTCCGGTTCTTCAAGAACCTGCATAAGTCCAGCGGCGGGCCGGGTTCGTTGCGGGCGAAGGTGCGGAAGAAGTCCTTACTGAAGCGAGCGTAGACTATGCCCCCAGTACACTTCCATAACATCTCCGCTGTCGGGATAGTCTCTGACACCCCTGCGCACTTGTTGCCGCCGGAAGCCTGGAGCAACGGCAGGAACGTTCGCTTCTATGACGGGCGGGCGGTGAAGTTCCTCGGGCACAAGGCCGTGTTCGACCCGCCCACAGTAGCGCCGCACTGGGCCATGAGTGTCACAACAAAGGACGACGTGTTTTGGGTTTACGCAAGCCTGGCCGAGGTTTACGGTTTCTTGGGTACTACGCACACGAAGATAACGAGAGCGTCAGGCAGCTACGGAGCCAGCGCCGCGCTGAACTGGAACGGCGGGCTCCTGGCAGGCATCCCGGTCTTGAACAACGGCGCGGACGTTCCTCAGTACTGGCCGACAGTGGAGCTCGCCACCAAATTGGCTGACCTGTCCAACTGGCCTGCTGGTGTCACGACACGGGTACTTCGTCCGCACCTTCCTTTCCTTATTGCTCTTAACATAGCAAAGGTAGCGCCGGCTTCACCGACTGGCGACTTCCCTCATATGATAAAGTGGTCGCACCCGGCGGACCCTGGGGCACTACCCTCAAGCTGGGACGAAACTGACGCTACGAAGGATGCAGGCGAGGCTGAACTCACGGACGTGCAATCAGGTATCATCCTGGACGGGCTGAGTCTCGGCACTGTGTTTATCATCTACAAGGAAAGCTCGACTCACGGTATGCGCTTCATTGGCGGCCAGAACATATGGGGCTTCTTTCCCATCTCGCTGACTAGTGGCATCCTCAGCACCTCCTGCGTAGTCCCGACGCCTGACGGCAAGCGGCACTTCGTCGCCACCAGCAGCGACCTTGGCCTCATGGACGGGCGGGGTTTTACAAGCGTAGTCGAAGATCGTCTGCGCCGGTTCCTCGTTGACAACATAGATACTGACAACTTCGACAGGAGCTTCTGTTTCGTAAATAGGAAGTTCCGCGAGAACAATGGCGCGTCCCAGGTTGAAACATCGGCGTCCCACACCTCGGAGTCCGCATCCCAGGTTTCGTCGGATGCCTCTACCACCTTGCCCGAAGCGATGAAGGCTGTGTCCTTCATCTCTCGAATAGTCACCGTGTTGTCACGCTCGTTCCACACTGCTGCGAGTGTAGGCCAGGTAGCACCTGCCTCAGGGAAGCAGAACCAGTTCTCGCGGAACTTCCTATTTACGAAACAGAAGCTCCTGTCGAAGTTGTCAGTATCTATGTTGTCAACGAGGAACCGGCGCAGACGATCTTCGACTACGCTTG